ACCAACAGTTACAGTTCCAGAGTTCACACTATAAACATAGGCAGTCAAATACCGGTCACTGCAAGACACAGTCACAATAGGTGCAACACTAAACCTTGACGCTGTAAAAGGGATAGCGACAAGAGCTGTAGCGTTAGTGCCAATAGCCCCCGAAGTGTAGGTGCTTGTAAAAGGCATAACACTGTAAGGCAATTTAGACCAGTTGCTGTTCAAATCGGCAGCAGTCAACACATCACCAATAGACCAAGATTTTGTTGCAGACATTTGTTCTCCTAAACTCCTATTTTACTAGGCTAAAGTATCTGTGCCTAAAACAGCCAAAAATGTGCTGTCCAAACGGATAGGCAAGTTATCTAAGCTCGCCAAAGTAAAGGTGATTTGACTTCTCTCAACATCAGCTGTCGTATTTATGCCTAAAATTTGGTAATACTTGTCAATAACAGAACCTGTATTTGAAGGTTTGAAACCTAACCTAATAACATCTCGAAGATCTAAAGATTGAACTGCAATTCTTTGCGATTGCTCCAACGCTTCCAAAGCGACAGTCATAGCGGTAGCACGATACTCAGGCAACCTAAACTCACCCAACAGACCTGCAGCAATCTTCGCAGGTGCAGTCAAACTTGTTGTCAAATTATCTGTCTGACTGTAAGCCCTAAGACCATACAAACTTTGCCCTGCAGAATCAGAGACAACAGCGGTAGCGTTTACACCTGCAACCTGCACCTGATTATATAGTTGCTCACCAGCATAAGCGACACTCAAATCTTGAAAATCATAAGTTTGAGTTGGATAATAAAAACTTTGACTATTAGCGTCAGCAAAAGTATAGATCACAGGTGCAGCAATAGATGTTGCAGAAGCCGACAACAAACCTGACGTGCTTGAATACGCTCCATCAGCCCAAGCCACACCATACCTGTTAGTTGCATCAGACACATAAGGGTTATAGCCACCATCAAAATAGTTGATAAACGCTGTGCCAGGTTCAATCTGGAAACCTTCACCAGCCATAGCAGTTCCAGTAGTAGCAACATTCTGTGTCAAACCAACAACAAGTTTTGCCCCAGCAATCGTAGCTGTTCCAGAATACGTTGCAGTCCCACCAACACGAGTAAACACTGCCGAACCTGCCGAAGCCTGAGTTATATATGTTGAACCAATCTCATTACCTGCAGTGTCAAGAAAAAAGAATGAACCTTCATAATTACCTGACGAAATGCCACGCAAATAGGCACTAAACACGTATTGACTACCTGAAGCTGCATAACGTTCAACGTTAAAATTGTTGTATTGGAAACCTGTAAACGACTCATCAGGGACAGTTGAGATAACTGTGCCTGCACGATAAACAGTGCCACCAAACTGACTTGAATAAACTGTGCTAGCTGCACCTATGACAACCCACTGATATGTTCCACCGGCTTCAACAGTCAACGCTGACCCTACAGCGGTTGACGGATAGTTGACATAGTTTTTTCGTGCAGTGTTCACCCACGCATAATCGGTAAAACTACGATCCTTAAACTGCATGACCGCTGAAGCGTTACTGTAAAAATCGCCTGGTTCAGAGCGAGCAACATTCTGTAAATATGAAAGAACATTGTCACCTGCGTTCCAAGTGTCTGTGCCTAACAAAGTTTGCCCTGCCCTAACACCCGAATACTCGACTGCACCAAAACCGTTATAGTTTAGGACAGTATTCATTCGGTCTGAAGTAGGTTCAACAGCCCAAGCATGACCACCAGTAAACACAGCGTTACTGACCCTAAACATCTCATCCAGAGCTGTAACCTGTGCTTCACCATTAAAGCCAGCCTCATCATAAGTAAAATCCCAGTTTTGTATAAAGCCTTTAAAAATTGTTACATCATCTGCAAGCACTTTAATGTAGCCACCAGGCTGCACCAACGTATAACCATAAGTTGCAGACCAAAGAATAGAGCTAGTGTTTAACGGGTCAAAAGTCCTATCATTATTGCTAAAACTGACAGACAACGTGCCTGCCGAATAGTCATCAAGCTGACGAGAAATACCTCGACTAATAGTGAGGTTTTTTACATAAGAAGTGACGCCATAATAACCGCTAGAACCAAAACCAATAGAAACAGAATAAGTAGGTAAAGCCATTATCTACCCCAAGCAGAAGGCAATTTACCGTTACCCTTAACATACTTGCTTACAGCATCAACAACCGCTTTAGGGTCTGCAGCAGTCACATAAATGTTTACTGTAGTGCCAAAACCGTTCCTACCATTCAAAGGCACAATCGCTTCAGCTGAACCTGCTTCACCAACATTAACATTCGTTCCCCCAGGTCTAGGCATAACAATTCCACCCTGAGCCAAACGTGGAAGTTTCACCATAGGAATATTGTTGACATGCAAATCAATAGATCCGAATGATGCGGTCTTGACACCATCCAAAACCATGTTCAAACCACCCAACATGCCATTGATACCATTACTGATGCCATTCACAAACGACTCAAATAAGCCAATCCAAAAGTTCACATAACCTTTAAACATTTTGCCAATAAATTCAAAAGCAATACTAAAACCAGTTTTAACCATGTCCCAAGCCCAAACAATTTTGCTGATACCATCTTGAAAAATTGCGACCATAACAGTCCATGTATCTTGAAAGAAAGATGTTTGTGTGGCTAACCAAGTGATACCTGCAATTACTGCCACAATAGCTGCAACAACTAAAGTCCAACCGGTAGCAGTCAAAGCACCATCCAAAACAATCAACTCGCCATTGATGATACCTAAAGCAATTTCAACTGCAGTAGAAATAAATGCAAAGGCTTTCATAGCTAAAACAACACCAAGCACAGCTTCAGCAACAGCAATAATACCCTGAGCAGTATTGCCACCACCAATAAAATCAAAGAAACCTTTGACTGCTTTAAACACTTTCATAACAGTTTGTTTCAACTCTTTGAAAGCCTTACCTGTTTTAGTATTAGGGTCATTCACTTCTTTAAAAAACTTTTGAACAGTATCAATCAAACCGCCAGATTTGCTGATATAGTCAACAAAACCCGAAATCATAGGCAAAATGATTGCACCAAGACTTTCCTTCAAAATGTCTATGCTGTTATTGAAACGCATAAACGGATCAGCATTCGCTAACGCTGCACCCGAAAATTCTTTAGTCAAATCGCCAAGAGCATCCTTAGAGTTCTTCAACTCAGGGAACATACCAATCAAAGACTTTGTGTTACCTGCATATGCTTTGGCTAACGCATTTGCCACTTTTGTGCTAGATTTACCGCTACCTGCCACGACATCTAATTGAAGTTTTAGAAGTTTTTGAGCCTTACCAACATTATGTGTGACGTTACCAAACTTGCTTAAACTCGGTCTCAAATCGTCATCAAGGATGCCCGTTTGCAAAGAAAGTGACTGAATAAATGCGTCATTCTGTTTCAAAGAATCTTTAGTTGCACCAGCATTCTTAGTCAACTGCATGTTCATCAGCTTGATTGACTTAGCATCAGCAGAAGCAGCCTTAGCCGAGTCCAACAGCAGGTCACCAATCTGCTTTAAAGCAATACCTGCACCAATACCTGCAAGAGTCTTTTTAATCCCACCAAAGCCCTTTTGAGCATTCTTTATACCGCTGTCATCAAACTTAGACAGCATGTTGATGAAGACACCTTGTGCTCTACCCATTGTTTATTTCCTTAGTCATCTTCTCTGCAAAACCATCTACAACCAATTTTAGTTTGCTACGAACACTCGGCAAACTATGTTCAACAGAAGGATAAACAAAATTACTTCCACGCCTACCCTTAGCTTGTAAATGCCTAATCATAGAGCGACCCTGAGTAGTGACCTTATGTGTCCTAGTGCGACCCTGATATGCGTAAGGATTAGTTGTAGATCTAACAGGAACACCTGAACCCTTACCTGCAGTGTCAGCTATAACAGTTGCAGGAGATTGCACCCACAATTTGAATAAAGAAGTAACTGCAGAAAATTTTGAGCCACTGGTCTTATAACTAAACTTGACTGCATTTGCAGGTTTGATTGCACCCCAGGCTAAACGACCATTTACGTTAGGTGTTCGCTTACTACTGACATAAGGGTTAACTGTAGGAATACCACTCTTGACTGCACTTAAAGCAGGTTCAGCTGCAACTTTTGCTGACTTGATAAGTTCTTTTTTTAGTTTAGGTTCAACAGACTTAATCTGATTCAGCAACTTTTTGACGTCAAAGACAACTTCATCAGCCATTATTAGAACCCTTTTGGTGTTGTAAAGCAAACATCATTGTGTTTAGCATACGATCTGATTCTTTTAGCAAAACTGATGGTGCGATACCGGTTGCAACACTGAGATTAGCTATCATCCAATGAACAGAATCAATGCCCAAAGGCTCTAATCTTTTGGGTTAGATACCTCAATGTTTGAAACAAGTTCCACCCAAGCATCAAAAGTTTCAGAAGTTTTCTTTTGACGTGAAACAGCAGTCCACGCTAAGAAAAGCAGGTGTGTAACTTTGCTTAGTTTGTCAATACTCAAATCAAACTTTGCTTCCCACTTGACGATATCGCCGGCAGAAGAAGTTATGTCTAAGAATGTGCCATCAGATAATGCTATGCGTAGGTTAATCTGATTCATGCTATGGAGTCACACTTCTTGTAACAGTTCCGTTTGTAGGCCACGTCACCGAGAATGTGCTTAAATCTCCGATGTTGCCCGAAACAGGGGTTAGATCTGTAACAAGTGCCACAACGCTGTATGAAGGATTTGCTGTTGATACAGCTGTAGAAGTTGGTTTG